CCCGAACGCCCCAGATGCCTGACCTTTCGCAATGGCTGCAGCACCGGCTCCACCGGAAACATTCAGCGCGCCGTACGCCTGACCTTTCGCAGGAGCCGCAGCTGCTGCGCCCCCCGTGACATTGAGACCGCCGGAGGCCTGCCCTTTATCGGCAGCTTGCGCCGCAGCCGTGGCGCTGACATTGAGCGCGCCGCTCGCTTGCCCCTGCGCCGGTGCCTGACCGGTGGCCGATCCGGTGAGATCAAGTGTGCTGGCGGCTCCGGCCGCACTACCGGATACCGGCGTCGCGACACGCAGAATGACTACGCCGTCGAGACCGGGGGTAGGTATTGCCCACGAACTCGCGTTTGTGGTGTTCGTGCCCCATCCACCGGAGCCCGGACCGCCCCAGTTTGCAGGCTGCGCAACAGTGCACGCCGACCCACCGGCACCTACATAGATGGGCGTGCCTGCGATTGTGATTGCAATCGGTGAACCACCGGCTCCGCCGAGCGACACAGTTCGGTCGGCCCCCGGACCACCAGCGCCACCCCCGCCGCCGCCACGGCGACCGCTTTGCCCAGAGATCCAACCATCGCCGCCCTTATTACCCTGCCCACTGGTCCCGACCGCTCCGACATGGCAAGGATAAGACGTATCGACAGACGAACCGCCGCCGCCGCCGGATCCGCCAGTTTGCGCCGTCGCAGTTGTCCCGGCCACGCCGCCACCGGCACCGGCACCACCGCCGATTGCCGTAAACCCTAGGGCGGAGCTATTCCCCCCCTGGTTGCCTCTTCGTGACGATGCCGTGCTTGGGGCAGCGCCACCAGAGCCGACCACAATTGGATAGGCCCCGGCGGTCACGGCCGTTGTGCCTGGGTCTCCTGAATCCGGAAAAACACCCCCGGCGCCGCCACCACCCGGTTGGTTAGTGGTGGAGGTGTTGACGCCGCCGCTGGCACCGCCAGCCACGAGTTGATAGTCAACGTCGCCATCCGCAGAGAAACTGATCGAGCCCCCGCCCGTAGAGCTGAAGGTGTAAACGTCATAGTCAGTCCCGGCGATATTGAACGTTGTCTTTGCCGCCCCGGAATATGAAGAGACGACCGCGTAAGCCATTTAGGCCCCCACGGCTTCGAACGCCTCGATCAGCGAAAGGAGTTGCGGCGCGGCGCGCAGATTGGCCGCATGTTCGCCAGGAATGAACCCGGGCCGCTCGATGTGCCAGGTGCCCGTGATGCCCCGGAGGTCACGCCGCACGAGGCCGATCAGGCAAGACTGCGGCAGCGTCGAGAGATAGGTGGAAAGGAAGCCATTCCATGCCGCGGTTGCATTAACGAACCCTTGAAGCATGGTCTGAAAGTCCACCAGGGTTTCCGGGCCGCCAATCGATGCCATGAACGCCCCGGCGGCTTCGGGTGCCTTAGCCCCTTCCGCCAGCGCATCGAGCGACATTTCGTAAGCCGGGCGCAGCGCGTCCTGCGCCATTTCGAGCGTCATCCACGTCATGTCGCCCGCAGTGTTGCGCAGATAACGCATGCTGTCCGCCGCCGCCACAATGGCAGCGACCGCTTGAGGCATCACGATGGGAAACTGGGAGAGCGCCATATCACGCACCCCCGGCGAGCAGGTTGAACGACGTGATCGTGACCTGTTGGCCGACTGCCAAAACCGGGTTGTCGATCGTCATGTCGCCGCCTCCGCCGGTGATCGTGACCGAGCCCTGGATGTGGCAGACGGACGAAGCCTTGATACGAAAGTGCCCCGCGGTTCCGGCAGCATCGGCCGCCGCATCCTGCCAGGTACCGAGCAATGCTTTCGCCCCGGAGGCGGCGGCGGCCATCCAATCGGAAGGCAGCGTCATCGATGCGAGCAGCGTGCCGGAATCGGCGGTGGCACAGGTGGCGGGAGCCGCGCCGGAGCGCAGTTCCAGCGTGACCGTGGTGCCGATCGTCGCCTCGATCGCATCGAGAGACGCATTCCGGACCGGGGTGGAGAATTGAAACGACATTGATGCCTCACTTGATTGCCGGGGTCAGACCCCGAGGATTTGAGCCTTGATCGCCTCGGCCGTTTCGGCCGTCATGCCTTTCGCCCGCGCGACGGCTGTCACCGCCTGATCGACCTTCTTGGCGAGGTCCGCTTCGGCTTTGCGGCGCCGATCGGTCGAAATGCTTTGCGCCTGAACGGCGTTTTTGAACCCGGCCGCCAGTTGCATCACGCCGAGCGGATCGACGCTGTCTTCATCGGCCTCGGCCAGCATCTGCAGCACCAAGGCCTTGATCGTTTCCGCCGCCATGACGGTGAGATTGTCCGCATCGGCCGGGTCGAACCGATCAGCGAGCTGCGAAACGATCGCCCGCGTCTGATCGAGCCGCCGCGTCAGCCGGGCCATGCGGATGGCGTAGCGGTTGAACGAACTGAAGGCGGGGATCTTGAAATCGAGTTCGCCGCGATGCTCGCGCATCAGCGCTTCGCATTTCTCGACGAACTCGGTGTAGATATCGGTCTGGGTGCGCTCGCGGTTGCCGAGCTCCTGCGCAGCCCAGGCGATAACACCGTCGCACTCGGGCGGCATGAGGTCGATCGAGGAAAGGCGGCCCCGGCCGCGAGGGACGTCGGCCATCTCAGCCTCCCGGTCGGGAGGGGCGCTGCACCCCCTCGATCGCGATCTCCCGGTCGAGGTGGCGTCGGCCCTTTTCCGTGAGGGTGGCGACCATCACGCTGCCAACTGCAACGGTGGTAACGGCGCCCATTTCGCGAAGGTAAGCGAGCTCGTCATGCACCCACTCGCGCGATTTGCGGATGCCGAAGGGGCGCAACTCATGGATCAGAAGATCGGAGTTGAGCGTCTCGTCAACCTGTTTAACCAACGCTTTCAGAATGATGAGCCGAGCCTGCTCGCGGATCAGGGTTTCCATGTCCGTCATTTGCGGCCCTCTTTCGCCTGTTCGAGCATGAGCTCCTGCATCCGCTCGGCGATCGCGGCGACCGGTTTGAGCCGTTCGTCCATCCGGTCAATGTGCCCTTCCATCCGCACGAGGCTGAGTTCGAGCCTGTGCATCATCTCCTGATTGGGCAGCTGGTCGATCTTGTCGCCATGGGTCTGGACCTCGCGCTCAAGGTCGTCGACACGGATCCCGAGCTTGTCGAGGCGTGCGTCATTCTTGCGCGAGCCAGCTGTAAGCCAGGCAAAGATCGTCGTGCCAAGCGAGATGAGCGTCGAAAGCCCTGCCGCCCAGACAACCACGGCATCAAAATCGAAAGGGGTCGGGTCGCCGCTCATTGCGCCCCCGTCCATTTCGTAAGCGCGTCCTTGATGGTGTGGCCGCCCATGTAAAGCCCCATGTAGAGGCCGGAAACCTGCACGAGCTGCTCAAACGGCATCTGTGGCAGAGCGATTTTCCAGATCGCATTGGCGATGTGCAGGAAGATCGCGTTCCAGAGCCACAAGAGCCCGAGCATGTACATTCCGCCCGGTCTCCAGGCGCGCATCCAGAGCGGCTCGGCCGCCTCCGCCGCAAGTTGCGCTTTCTGCAGCTCGAGCCCGGCCGCATAAAGTGCGATCAGCTCGGGGCTGCGCTCTTCAACAGCCTGCAGGGCTTTCGTGACGACAGCGGGTTGTTCCTCCGCCGCCTGATCAAGCTGATCGACCGGAACGCCGACCTGATCAGCCACCGCGCCCAAGACCTCACCGGCCAATTGGCCCGCGCCGTCGCCGAACTTCCGGGCGACGATCTTCTCGACGACTTTCAGACCGGCAGATCCGGCCAAGGCAACAAGGGCAGACATCAGAAGCTCCAGATGAAGGCGGCAAGGCGCGGCGCGCGCCGCTGGATTTTGACGGCGATCACGTCGCGGTATTGCCAGGCGAGCCAGAGGCCCCAGAGCCCGACGACACCGGCCGCGGCGCCCATCGCCCAGGGCTGGGCCGCGAGCCAGTCGGTCACCTCGGAGGTGCCGGTGGGCACGGTTGCCCCGGACGAGGCACCGGCCGTGCCAACCGCCGCCAAGGCGACGGGCTTCGTCTTGGCGGTGGCGTCGATGCGCCGTTGCAAAGTCGAGAGGGTGGCGCGACCGATCTTGCCATCGATCGTCAGGCCGTAGTCGGCTTGGAAGCGGCGGATTTCGGCGGCAGGGATCGCGCTCGGATCGGTGCCGATCCCGTAGCCGAGCCCAGAAAGAGCGGCCATCGCCGCGATTTTCTCGGCGGAATCGACGTTGATCACCCAGCGCGCCACCGAGACCGAGGGCCGACCATTCTCCAGCGGCATCGGGTACTCGGCATCAAACAGGATCTTCAGTTCACGCTCGCGCCGTTTCACCAGACCGGGCAGCACCTTGCCGCCGCCCTTGTTCCAGAGCCGGTACTTCGTCTCGATGGCCGACCGTGCCGCCTTGCGCGCCCAGAGCGGCACCCAAGTCGCCTTGGCGATGGCGCCAGTGTTCCAGTCAAACAGCACGCCCGCATCGAACTCATGCTGTTTCGCGCCTGGCATGAACGTCGAGACCCGCGGCTCGTATTTGCGCGCGAGCGCCTGCTTCGTCATGTCGCGGGACTGCTGGGCCGTGATCACCATCCCGGCCTTGGGCGTGACCACGCCCGAAGCGGCGGTCAGCCCCATGCTGATGGTCCATTTGCCCGCCGGGCACCGATAAGCCCGAAGGACATCCCCTTCTTCGAGCGCGAGCGCCTCGATCCCCTTGTCGCTGGTCTGCATCCTGCCCCCAATGTGGATGAGGGCGTCGGCGCCCTCGGATTGGGCTCAGAATGATTGATCTGAAATGAGAAAACCGCCCACAACGGTGTGTGGAGCGGCCCTCAGAACAGGCGCATTTGCCTGCCGTCTTCGTCGCGGTGTGAGTGGTGGCCAGACAGCCAGCGGCGAACTGCAACATCTGACGAATGCAATTTGCGGGCAATGTCGGCTTTTGGCAATCCCCTTGAAGCGAACACCTGGGCGATCCAGGGCTTGGCCGTGGGGACACGCTTGGGCAACGTGTGTGCGATCGCCGCAAGCCGTTCGGCGGCATCACGACCGATCACTTCGACCAGCCGCGACCGCCCGTTCGGAACAGCCGGGATGTAAAGCTCGGCCCCGCCGAAGGAGAGCAGGAAGTCGATCGCCAGATCGACGCCCAGAACACGGACATAGGGCTCGACATGGGCGGGGGGCTTGGGGGCGTTCGTCATGGCGTCCCCCCGGCAAACTTGGTGGTCTCGTTGCCCCAGACATCATGGCCCGGCCAGGGCTCGCGCGCAAAGAGCTCGCAGCAATAGGCCCTCGGCAGCAGCTGCTCGATCATCTCGCGCATCTCGGCCGGTTTGCGGGAATGCTCTCGCCGCAGTGCCTCGATCGTGTCGGGGATCTCGGCCGCATCGATCAGGTTGGTGACGGAATGCGACCCCGGAGACGGGCGGCCGATCTTGCCCACCAGATACGGCTCGCAGCTGCTGCGGAAATAGTAGCCCGTGCCCACCATTGCCTTGCCCGAGCGCCCGCGCTTGTTCCAGGCGCCGCCGGTGACGTAGGCAAAGCCCCAATCTTCGAGCAGCTGCTGAGCGATCTTCAGGTGTGGCCAGGTCGACCACATGATGATCAGGCAATCCGGGCCAGCCAATTGCGCGACCGGCAGCGCCGCCAGTTCTTCGGGGCTCATCGTTCCGTAATGGGCCTCGGGCGATTTGGCATGGCCCTTTTCCGAGCGCATCACATAGGCCCAGGGCGGGTCACACAGGATGGCGCCGTATTTCATCGGGGTCAGGGTCTCGAAGGGCCAGTTCATCGCCGTGCCTCCTTGTCGGTCACGGCCGCAGCCAAGGCAGTGGCTGGGATGACGACACTCATCTCCACCTGCCAGCCGTCCCCGCTGCTCATGTGAACGACGATGGCCCTGCCACCGAACGGCGGCGCGGGTTCTGTCAGGGCGATCCGGACCGTGAACTCCTGCAGCCCATCGTCATCATGCGATTTGAAGACCCCTTCAAGTCGTGCAAGATCGGCATTGAAGGCGAGATCATCGCATTGTTCGGTGATCATCCGCAGCGCCCGGTCACCGACCGCGAGCGCCACGGCCGTGCGCAGTTCGACCTCAGACGGCATGACCGATCACCTCGTCCATGACCTCGCGGATCAGAGCTTCGTCTGCCCGGGTGTGCTCCCGAACCGCGACGACGATTCCGCGCAGGTCCGACGGCTGGGGTTCGCCGCCGATCCAGTGCGGGCGGCGGGCTCTGACCTCGGTCAGGATCTCGGCAACGACCTTGGTGCGGACATCATGCGACATCGAGGCGCTCCTTCGCGAGCATGACCGCCGCAAACAGGTTGTCGGCGATTTGGTCGAACCCGCCCAGCGGCACCCACTGGATGACATGCCCGGTGACGAGGCGCTGTTCGGGCCAGAGCGTCGTGAAGAACTGACCCATCTCCTCAAGCGCGGTTTCGGCTTCTTGCCAGATGCCGACCGGCTCGAACCCGTCGAGGATCGCAAAGGCTTCGGACTCGAGCGGCCCAAGCGCGGCACCGTTGATCGAGATCGTCTCGATCAACCCCCGAATGGCGGAGAAATGGATCGTCATCGGCTGGACCTGCCAGACCAACGAGGGCGGGATCAGGTTTTCATTGGCGAGCGTCACCGGCAAGCGGTGCCGCAACTGCACGCCGTCGCCGGGTTTGACCCCGGCCTCGCCACGCTGGAACGTCGAGCTCTTGGTCCCAGCGATGATCTTGTCGGCAAACCGCTCGTGAAACCGCAGGATTTTCATTTCGCCCCCCGGATGATCTCGCCCAGGGCGTTGTTGACGTTGCGCCAGTCGGCGGCGGTCAGGGCGTCAAGACTGGCACGCTGGCCGCCCATCATCTCCTGCAGCACCACCGCCGAAAACGGCTGCCACTGCATCAGCGTGGCCTCGGGCCGGATCTTGCGCCATTGCGCCCAGGCAACCCGGGCGCCGGGCAGGCGCAGCCAGCTGTACCCCTGCGTGTTGCCCCACATCACGCCGCCGTCCCGGGCGGTCCAGGCCTTCAGCGCCTCAATCGCCTTGTCGGCCCGTTTCGGGTCGCGCAGCCAGCGCGGGTGATCAATGCCGGTCTGACGCTTGATGAAGGCCAGAAGCGCCGCATCATCGGCCGAGCGGATCAGGCCAAGGTTCCAACCGGCAATCCAGAGCGCCTGCAGCTTCTTGGCGAAGGGGCCATCGAGCTTGCGGGGCGGTGCCGCCACCTTGAAACCGAGGCGGCGCAGTTCGGACACCACGGCGTCCTTCTCGGCCGGGGTCATTTCGCGCAGACGGCGCTTGCCGGTGATGCGCTGATAAAGGTCGCGCCGATCGTCCTCCTCCTCGATCCCGAGGGCACGGATTCCGGCGTAGATCATCTTGACGGCGCTCATGCTTCACCTCTGAAATACTGGGGACGGCGCGCGAGCTCGTCCGCGATGAACCTTTCCGCGCAGAGCGGAAACGGTTTCTCGATCCGGCGGGGAAGGTTCAACTGTTTGACCCGCTCATTGATCGGTACTCCAGCGTCGAACGGGATGCTGGCAACGTGACGATCCGCTTCTAGTGTGCTAAATTGCAAAGGCCCGGTGGCGTCAGGAATTCGCGATGACGCCCTCGCAGTTGGCTCGTTCGAACTCCGCAACTGCCGGGTCATTTACACACCGCAGGGATTTCATACCGTGAGCGGCTGTCGAGCAGGCGGTCAACGGCACTCAGGCTGCATTTGCGGCACCGACCGTCCGGCTGGACCTCGGCTCGTCGGCAGCCCCAACACCAGCGGCTCATGCGCCACCACCATCCGGGCGCGGCAATGCTTTGGCCGGAGCGGGCAACGCCAGCATAGGCCCGGCGGCGGCTTTGCGCGATTTCGTCTTGGCAGCCGCCGCCTTTGCCGCGCGCACCGCCTTCGTCTCAGCGTCGAGCTCCCCGAGGGAGCGCAGCAGATAGTTGAATTCCCAGAGGTCGGTGCATTCGACCTCGATCTTGACGATCGAGACCGTGCCCTTGGTGGTGGCGGAATAGGACTTCAGGCGCGTGTGGCCGTCGCGGGCGGAAAGGATGACCATCACGCCCGCCCGCCACGCACGCCAGTCACCTCGACCACTGTCGAGAAATACCCGTCCACGTCGCCCGCGAGCGAGCGGATCGCCTTGCCAATGGCATCATACATCTCATCGCCCATCGCCCGATGATCGGTGGAAGCCTCAATCGCATTGACCATGATGTTGCCGACGTGCGAGCCGATCACGCGGCCGATAAATTCGGGCGTGCATCCCTCGGACACGAGGCGCAGCATTTCGATTTGGGCCGCGAGCATAGGTTCAAAGAACCTTTTTTGCGCCTCGTAGCCCTGCCGCTGCAGGTCATTGGTGGCACGTGCCATCACCAGCGCAAACCATTTTTCGTGCGCCTCGCGAGTCTTCCGCTCGATTTCCGCGAAGTCGAAGTGAACGTATCCAATGCCACCCTCCAGCTGCTCATCAGGCCGGGGCCACAACACCCCGACGACGCACCCGGTTGCCCGGGGCGTTTCGCTCAGGCTTTGGCGAGGTCGATCGTGACCGACGTCCAGGGCGCATCCGGCGCATCGCGCAGCTGAATGCGGTAATAGGTCTTTGAACCCACGATCCGGATCGCCTCGCGGATCGCATCCATGGCGCGATTCCAGCGCGCATCCTCGACTTCGAGGCTGAGCAGCGTGAAAAGCAGCGCCCGGTTCACCTGGGCCTCTTTTTCCGTGTTGAAGGTCTTGGTGATCAGCGCCCGAACCTCGGGGCGGCTGTCCTCGGCCCATTCGGTCAGGCACTCGTCCAGGAGCGCCTTGCCGATCTGCAGCTCGGGCCCGAAGTCGATCAGGTCGTTGACGCGGACCTCGATCTTCATCAGCCCGTCGAAGGTCTGATAGGTGCGGTTGCCCTTCGGCCCGCCCTTGGTCAGGCCGTATTCCTGCTCCAAAAGCGCGTCGAACGCCCCGAGATCCTCGTAGGTGTGTTCCTTGAACCGGGTCACCTGCGCCGAGAGCGCCAGTGCGAAGCCCATGATCTTGCGAACCGTCTCGTCCTCAAGGACGTGCTGGGGCTTGATCAGCTCGACCGGCATGAGCGCGCCCTTCGCGTCGGTCATGTAAGGCTTGCCGTTCACGTCGATGATGCCGGTCGGCACCGCGGCGGGGGAGAAATCAGACATCTGTCCTGTCCTTGGTGTAGGTGGTGAGGAAGCGGTTTTTCGGGATGGCCTGCCCCGGATAAACCGGGACGAGCCCGAGGCAGGCGAGCAGCCCGGCCATGGCCTCGATTTCTTCGAAGGAGACGAGGGTCACGCCGCGCGGGCCGTGCTGATCGATCTTGCCTACGGCGCGAGCCGCCCGGGTCATCAGCTCGTCGTTCGTCAGGCGTTGCGGTGGCTTGATCATTGCAGCCCCCGCCGAGCATGGCCTGTGCCGAACAAAAGCCAGTCGGCCGAGATGTTGAGCCCCGTGCAGATCGCGGCGATCGCTTTCGCCCCTGGGAGGTTTTCTCCGGCGATGTAGCCCTCGAAGGACGCCTTGTGCATGCCGCAGACTTTGGCAGCATCGGTCGTGGAAAGGCTGGAGAGTTCGATCGCAGCGCGAAGCCGTTCGTGCAGGGCGTCAGTGCCGAGTTTCGCCAGCATCAGGCGCCCTCCTTCTGATTGCGGGCGCAGGCATTGCAGGCCTTGAACATCCGGACGCGGTGGTTGTTCGTGGCTGCAAACTTCTTCGCCTTGCGCCGCCAGTCGAGACAGGTGTCCGAGGGGATCGTGCCCATGGTCGGGCAAACGACGGTGTCGCCCATCCAGGCGCCGCGGACGGCTTCTTCGACCGCCGCCATATTGCCCGCGTAACTCTTGCGCAGGACGTTGCTGACCAGCCCGGCAGAATAGCCGAGGCGCTCGGCCGCCTTGCGCTGCGTGCCTTCATCGCACTGGCGGGCAAGAACGGCGATCCAGTCGGGCACCGGCGTGCCCCAAGCTTTTTCGGCGGTGTCGACGAAGGACATCAGTTTGCCCCCCGCTGATAGACCTTGCCGGTGTTCGGGTCGAAGACCTGCTTGACGCGCTGGATCTGCGGCGGCTTCGGGCCGTCGTTGCGGATCAACCGGTAGATTGCGATGCGCCCTTTGACCGGGTCGGCTTTCTGCACGACGCGCAGGAAGCCAGTGTTGAGCAGCATCCCACAGAAAACCTTGGCCGTTTCGTCGCTCACCGAAACCGTCGGCGTGGTCGAGTGAAGGGCGATGTCGCGATAGGTGAACTGCGACAGCGCCCGCATCGAGCGCCACATGTTCAAGGTGCCCGCGCCCTGGGTGACAGCCGTGCCGTCGCGCCGCACCCGAGGCGCATGCACCCCGCCGTCCTTGGTCAGGTTGTAGCGCACCGGGTTTTCGTTGTTATGACCAAGAAACCCGGCTGCCACGAGGCAGGCGAAATAGTCCGAGGTCGTCTTGCGATGCGCCCCGGTGCGATCGACGACATCGGACACCGTGAACTGTCCCGCCAGATCCTCGCCCGCCAGATCCCGGATTGCATCCCAGATCGTCTGGCGCGGATTCGTCATGCCTTCCTTCTGCATGGTATCGACCCGCTTCCTCATTTCAGCCCCCGCGGGCGCGGCGGTTCGCCGGTGAAGAAGCTGCCTTGCCCCCAGTCGGCCGCGGTGACCGTCCTCGAGCCGTTGCGGCGGGCGAGCAGCGAGATCTCGTTCAGGTTCACGCAGATCCGCCGGATCGAGTTGCGGGACTCGGTCAGCAGGCGTTGTTTCAGGGCGTCCTCGATCTCGACGCCGGGGCAGTAGATCTCCTGCAGGAGCGTGACGTCGGTGATCGTGCCCGGCTCTGCCGCCACCCAGGCCAGCATCCGGCCATGCACCCGTTCCCAGCGCATCAACTTGCGCGGCAGGTCTTCCTCGCCGATCAGGATGATGCTGGCCTCGGATTTCTCGTAGATGTCGCGCACGAGCTCGATCAGGCCGCGGGCAACGATGTGGTCGGCCTCGTCGATCAAGAGCGGGCGGCCCGTAGCACTGATCTCGCGGTAGATCGCCCGAACCATCTGATCGATCCGGCCCGAGGGCTCGATGCCGATCTCAAGCGAGATCGCTTCGCACAGGCTCTTCTTCGACCAGGTGCTTTCGGCCTGGATGTAATAGGCGCCATAGGCGTTCATCGCATAGGTTGCGGCCGAGGATTTCCCGTATCCGCTCGGCCCGTAGAAAACTGCCATGCCCGGCAGCGTCGGCGCCCGCGAGATCACGCGGTCGACAAGCTGGGCCATCGCCACCACGTTGCGCAGGGGCGCGACGCTGTTGAACTGCCTGTTGCTCTCTGTCATGTTCTTCCTCACTTCACTGCTCGCCGCCGTGGGGCCTGCACGCTCCCGGCGGCACCTTCCCTCAGCCGAACATCCGTCGACCGTGGATCTCGAAAATCCGCTTCGCGCCCCGGTAGTCGGGGTGCTGCTGGTAGCTCTTCAGCCAGGCCGCATCGGCCTCGCTGATCTGTTCCCCGGCGGCGATCGCATCTTCGAGGTCGATCGCGCGGCGGAAATGGTCCTGCATCTGGTCTTGCTGGATCGGGCGGCGCTGCGCGGGCAGGCGCACCACCTCGGCCAGCTGCGTTGCCACCACTACCGGGTCGTAGGCGGTGGGGGCGGCCGGGTTGGCCCCGTCGAGCGCCGCCTTTGCGGCGTCGAGCGCGGGGGTGGTGAACGGGGTCGCCGGGCGTTCGATGTAGGCGAGGTTCGCCGCCCGCTTTTCGCCCTGGCGGATCAGCGCATCCGAGAAATCCCGCGGCTTGATCTTGCGCATCTCGCCTTTGATCCGGTCGGTTTCTTCCTTGAGGAACGCCTTCTGCGCAGCCTTGACGCGCATAGTGACGGCGACCGGATCTTCACCCGCCAGATGCGGGCAGATCGCGTCACCGAGGTAGGTTTCCCCATCGAGCGAGAAGACGATCGCCCGGCCGAGGTCGCAGGGGTCCATCCGGACAAGCACCTCGCTGCCGACAGGGGCGGCGCTGGTCTGATAATGCTCGGTGCCGATTTTCAGCCCCTGCTTGCCCACCGTGCGCACGCCATCCCGGCCCGCGATCGGGGCAAGCAGGATGTCGAGCGCCTTCGGATGCTCCAGGCGGCGCAGCTCACCGCGCCAGCTCGCCGCGCGCATGAAGGGTGTGAGCTTCTTGAGCCCGGAGTGAGACCGGTGCGCGTAGACCTTGTCGGACCAGTCGTTGCACCATTGCTGAAACTCGGGCAGGTCCATCTGCACGTCGAAGAGATCGAGTTCCGACATGCCGAGGCGCTTCGAGAAGGCCTTGCGGTTCTCGATCACTTTGCGATCAGCAACCGAGTGGCCGATGAACCCCGGGCAGGTGGCGAGGTCGCGCTGGAAGGTGCCGATGGCGCGTTCGACGTTGCCCTTGCTCTTCGGCTCGTAAGGGGCGGACAGCTCGTGTTCGATCTGCATCGCGGCGAAGAGGCGACTGATCGACTTCGCCTTGAAGTCGCTGCCATTGTCAGTTTTCACCCGGCGTGGGACGCCCCAGGCGAGGATGCAGGCGCGCAGGAGCATCGCCACCGCCTCGGCTCGGGGCGAACGGGTGACCAGCACCCGCACCCGGCGGCTCCAGATGTCGATCGCCAGATAGATCGAGTGGCGGCGCTTGCCCGCGAGCATCACGTCGGCGGGCGAGGCGTCGATTTGCCAAAGGTCGTTGAGGCCCGCTGCAAAGGTCGAGTTGGTCGCGCTGTGCTCGACTGTCGAGCGGAACTTGTCGGGGTCGCGGATGGCCAGCAGCGCGTTGCGGTGTTCCGCCTCGTACTTGGTCCGGGCGCGCTGGATGGTCCGCTCGCTGATCTCGGGCAACGCATCGCCGAAGCGGTCGCGCAGATAAGCGCCCAGCTGGTCCGCGGACAGGAAGGATTGCTTTGCGATCGCTCCGAGCAAAGCGCTGACGACCGCGCCATCAGCTGCGGCCTCGATCTTGGCCGGGCGCCCGCGGCGGTCGATGCCGAGTGCGTCGTCGCCGTCGCGGCGGCGGATCGTGCGCCATTCGTAGAGAGTTCGCGTGCTGACAGATGGGATTTGCAGCCGAATGTCGTCCGGGGCGGTGATCAAACACCCCGACCAAGCGTCCGGGAACATAGCTGCGGCATCGGAAATGGTCAGCTCGTTTGCGATGCGAAATTCGTCGAATGCAGCGAGCACATGAAGCCGCGCGTCGCGCCGATCCCGCTCGACGCCGGTCAGCGGGTCATTCTCGCGCAGCGTGATCACGTTGACCGGTTCGCCCGGGTTCGCCTCGCGCCGAATCAGTTCGGCGCGGGCGTCGTCCGGCAGCAGCTCGATCGAGAATTCCAGACCACCGCCGCGACCCTTGCGCTTGCGCACCTGAGTCGTTCGCGTCGCCCAGCCCTCGGACTGCGCCCGTTTCGCCACTCCTCGGGGCGACGGCGGCAGGCCGGGCAGCTTGGCCTCGGCGATTTCGGCGATGGTCATCCAGCGTTTCATGATCGTTCAACGATGCTTGAAGGTCTCGCGAAGGGAGGGATCAGCGGGTGGTAAAGGCATCCGGCCAGGCCAATCCCAGGCACCCGTCGATGGCTTCCAGCCGCCCCAGTTCGAGCAACGTTCCAAGATCGATCACCAATGCCTCGGCCGCGGTGACATAGGCCTCGGCCGCAGCATCCCGCGTCGCCCCGTCGCGGCCCTCGAAATCCATCATGATCGGCGCCTGGCGCCGCGCTTCGCGCAGGTTTTCGATGGACCGGTTCCAGAGCGTAACCGGATTGATCGTGCTCGTTTCGGGAAAGTCTTGCTGCAGGTCGTTCATCTTCGATCTCCTCAGAAATGGCCCGCGAGGGCGTTGAAAAAGGCCACCCACATCGGGGCGCTCACGATTGCGGCAGGGAGGATCCACCAGCCCGGAGGGAGGAGCGGGTCTCGGTCGTTCACTGCAGAACCCCCGCCAAAAAGGTCAGCAGGTACCAGGTGACGAAGATGCTCCCCGCCCCGAGCAGATCACCGACCCAGCTCTCCTCCAGCCGCCGCGCGGCCGCCACGATGGTCCGAAACAGGGTCATGCCACTGCTCCTTCCGGTTGATTTTCGGGAAACATCCGCAAGGTGTTGTGGGTGGTAACGCTTTGCGGGGTCGGCAGAATGGTGGTGACGAGAGGCCTAAACGGCGCCCCCCGCCACCTGAGCCCCTGAGCTCAAGAACCCCAACTCAAGGACTGTTCCGATGTTAGAGACCATTTCCGCCCTCGTTGCCGTTGGCACCAGCACGCTGGGCCTCACCAAGAGCGCGACGGAAACTGCGCAGAGCCTGAAGGCTTTGTTCGACAAGCCCGAGGTCGATGCCACCGCGACGAAACAGCTGATCTCGAACCTGCTCGATCGTCTGATCAGCCTTCAATCGGCCCAGATAGCGATGCATGGCACCATTCGAGATCTCGAGCAGGAACAGCGACGCGTCGAGAAGTTTGAGGCCGATGCGGTTCGCTATGCCCTCACCAAAACCGAACAGGGCTCGTTCGTGTACGAACTGAAGCCCGAACATGCTCAGACCCAGCCCCCGCATTGCATATGCGCAACCTGCTATCAGAAGCAGGTCAAATCGATCCTTCAGCCCGTTGCGCGCAACACGCTTGTTTGCCACGTTTGCGGCGGCAAGTTTTTCAAGCCAGACGGGCAAGGAAGCGGGATTTTGATCGGTCGGGTTCGGCGCCCCGATTTCGACGGGTTCATCTGAGGGTTGTCCCACGTCCATCACGCGGCCCTCCGCTTGCGGGAGGCATCCGTCGCGGGCGTCGGCCGCGGGATGTCGCGCGGCCACTCAAGGTCGGCAGGCCAGTTGGTCGAGAACCAGTTCGCAACCTTCTGCGCGGTCTTCGTGCGGCAGTCATACCCTTCACCCAATCGCACAAAGAACTTGCCGTCGTTCGCTGAGTAGGCGCCGACCGTAGAAATTTTGATCCCGACATGGCCGGTGTAACGGTCGGCTAAGGTCATCAAGTCTTTGGGCTGCATCGTTGCCTCAGTGTTTGGCTATTGCCCAATACACTAAGTTGGCAATTGCCCAATTGTCAACGCCAATAAAGTTGGGCATTATCCCAACTCTCGACTTGGAGAGAAAATGGCGTTTGCTGATGTTGTTCTTGCGCGACTAGCTGAGCTCGGCCTGAACGTTAATCAGGCCGAAGCCAGAGCAGGCTTGCCTCAGGGCTACATCCGCGGGGTGATCCGCGAGGATGAAAAGCGGGCCATTCCAAACATCGACAAGGCCACTAAGATAGCTGATGCGCTAGGCTTGGAGTTGTATTTCGGTCCGCCCAGAGATCATCTTCCGGTCCACGTCGTTCCGCCGAAAGATGATGATTTCGCGAAGATCCCTCTGCACGAGGCGACCCTGGCAGCTGGCGATGGCTACGTGAACGGCGACGACATAGTTGTTGGAACGCTAGCTTTTCGGCGAGACTGGCTGAAAAAACTTGGCGTCTCGGCATCCAGAGCCCGTGTGGCCAGGGTGCATGGCGACAGCATGGCGCCCACGCTTTGCGACGGCGACATGATCCTGATCGACACTTCGAAGACTGACGTTGTTGCTCGCTCAAAGACATCTCGGCGGCGCGCACCGCCAATTTATGCTTTCGTCGAGGATGGGGTCGCCCGTGTAAAGCGTATCGAGCTCGTTGACACTGACTTCTTTGCGGTCATGTCTGACAATCCGGAGTTCAAGACCGAGTTCAAGCGAGCGGCGGCGGTCAGTTCAATGCAGATCATCGGAAAAGTTCTTTGGTGGGGCCACACAAGCACGGAGTAGTGCGATGGCAAATTGCTCGAAATGCGGCGAGAAAGTTTCACGGTTCGACTTGTTCGAGGGCCTTTGCCCTGATTGTCATGCCTCGAAACGAAACCTAGAAGCTGCCGAAAAGGCAGCGGCTGATGAAGCGGAACGAGCCGCAAGCGAGGCTCACGAGGCTCAATTGGCAGCAATCATGCTCACGACCGAGTCGTCGTCGGATTTGTGTGTCGAGACAAGGCTCGGAGTGATTGCCGCCGAATATGTGGTTGGCCTCAACATTTTCAGGGATATCGCCTCGTCGGCGCGCGACTTCTTCGGAGGTCGATCTGCAACCATGCAGCGTGGGCTGAAAGAGGCGAAGGAAGCAG